GTTGCACCGTATCAGTTAGATGTAGTTAACGGCAAGAATGGAATATTAGTACCATACAAAAAGAATTCGAAGCCTTGGTATAAGGCATTGAAGAGGTTGATTAAAGAGCCCAACCAAATCAAAGATCTTGGTGAGGCACTATATGAGACAGTGAAAGACACCTACTCGTTAGAGAAGGTAACCACAGACAGAGCAGAACTATATCGTTCATTAGTAAAAAAGTAAGAGATGTTAAAGAAGGAGGAGATAGAAACAAATAGAGACTTATTTCAAAAGACAATAAGAGCATATGAGTTATTTACCCCTGGATTAGAAGAGTTCTTAGGTGAGGACCTTTATACTACCCCAGCGAGTACGATGACAAGTATGTTCGGAGCGTTCCCTGGTGGTTTGGTTAATCATCTATTGGCGGTAACAAAGTTTGCAAACACCATCAACAAAGGGATGTTAGAATGTCACAGAGTAGAACAAAAGGATCTTGTACAGGCATGTTTCTTACATCAGATAGGAAAGGTTAAGCTGTTTAAGTTTAACGAGAGTGATTGGCATCGTAACAACTTAGGTAAGATGTATGAATATGACGAGGAACTGGTGAGTATGACTGTAGGAGAACGTTCTGTTTTCTACGCTATGAAACATGGTGTGGTTTTAACAGAAGAACAAACCCAGGCAATATTGAACTGGGATAAAAGCGATTATGATAAGTCAAGTAGGTATCACACGGAGTCACTTGGTGTAATATTGAGGACTGCAAATGACATCGCAGTGTTAGAACAAAAATGTATACAAAATGGGTAACGAAGAATACTACAACGAAGCATTACAAATGATTAAAGATAAGATGTCCGAACTGGGAATGGATTATGATATAAACATAAGAACGGTGGCATCGAATACATTTGATATTGACGACGATGTTAACTATACCTATAATACAGAAAAAAATATAACTTTAAAGATAATAAATAAAAGTAACAACGCCGACCCAACATACAAGAAAAAAGGTGATTCGGGTTTTGATTTAAGAGCGTTTGTTGAGGAGACAATAACAATCCCATCATTAGAAAGGTGTTTAATACACACGGGTATTTATGTTGAGTTACCCACAGGGTATGAGATACAGGTACGCCCAAGGAGTGGATTGGCTTTAAAGAATGGAATAACAGTCCTTAATACACCAGGAACTGTGGACTCCAACTATAGAGGAGAGATATGTATTATATTAGTAAACTTAGGTAAAGAAGATTTTGTTGTAGAAAATGGAGACAGAGTTGCACAGGCGGTAGTTGCAAAGGTAACTGCTGGTGACGATGTCCATTTCGATATTACGACCCAAATAAACGAAACTGAACGTAATGACGCAGGTTTCGGTTCGAGTGGCGTAAAATGATAAAACAAAATGAGTAAGAATTTACCAAAGAATGTAAAAGTTTATAGAAACCAAAATACAAAACAACAAACACAAAAAGAAATCAGACAAACAGATATTAAGTTTGATTTGGATGATATCTTATTAGAACCTTCAGTAATGACAGAAGTGAGTAGTAGGAGTAAAGTATTCCCCAGAAATAAAAGGGGGTATTTACCCATCTTCACTGCACCGATGGATACCGTTGCCGATAGTAGTAACTACGACACTTTTTTAGAAGAAGGTATTAACGTATGTCTTCCGAGGGGAGAGAAGTTTTCAACCGAAGGCTTCAACAACAACACTTTCATATCTTATTCTTTAGTGGAGTTCGAGAAGAGATTGATTGACGACACTTTGGAACACGATAGGGTATGTATCGACATCGCCAATGGACATATGAAGTATCTATACAATGCTGTTCGTAATGCAAAAAAGAAGCATGGTAATGGTTTAATATTGATGGTTGGTAATGTTGCCAACCCTGCGACATATATGAAGTTATCAAATGCTGGTGCGGATTTTGTAAGGATAGGTATTGGTAATGGTAATGCCTGTTTAACGACAGAGAGTACAGGTGTGGGATACCCAATGGGATCACTAATAAAAGACTGTAGGGTATTATCCAATAGTGCTAAGAGACCAGCTAAGATCATTGCCGACGGAGGGATGAAGACTTATAGCGATATAATCAAAGCTTTGGCTATTGGTGCTGATTACGTTATGATTGGTAATATTTTAAATAAATGTTTAGAATCTGCAGGGCATAACTACATATTTGGTTTTAGGGTAAGTGATGAGATGGCAAAAAAGTTATACAATAGAGGATTTACCATAGAGAAGAAGTTCAGAGGGATGAGTACCAAAGAGGTACAATCAAAGTGGGGGAATCTTAATCTTAAAACATCTGAAGGTGTGGTAAGAAAACGAAAAGTGGAATACACATTAAACCAATGGGCAGAGAACTTCGAAGATTATCTTAGGAGTGCCATGAGTTACACCAACTCAGTATTTTTGTATGATTTCATAGGTAAGACTAATTATAATAAAATAACCACCAAATCTTACGCTAGGTTCAACAAATGAGAAAAGGTAAGTATTTATTTCAAAAAGAACCTCTTAGAGGTCATAAGAACCTCACCGATGAAGAGTTAAACGAGGTTAACGAGTTTTTAGAAAAAAGAAAAGTGGATAGTAATAAACCTTTAACACAAAGAATAGTAATCAATATTAAGTGTAAGTCACCTAAACAAAAGGAACTTATCAACTCGATTAAAGATAATGAGATAACGATATGTTACGGACCTGCAGGGACAGGGAAGACATACCTTGGATGTGCACAAGCACTAAAAGAGTTAAAGATGGCAAAAACCATTAATAAGATATATCTTGTTAAGTCTGTAACTACACTGAGGAATGAGGAAATAGGGTTTCTAAAAGGTACTATGGAAGATAAGTTAGAGCCTTTTATGTTCTCATTTATGAATAACTTTGAGAAGATAATAGGTAAGTCATTAACGCAACAATTAAAAGAAAATGCATATATTGAATATCTCCCCATTGCATATCTTAGGGGTGTAAACTTAGACAACGCAGTTATCTTGGTTGATGAGGCTCAAAACATCTCCATACAGAACTTAAAGACAATAATGACGAGATTGGGTGAGAGGTCGAAGATGGTATTTTTGGGGGATATAAAACAAAAAGACATCAAAGACAAAAAAGACAGCGCTCTTGAGTTCCTTTATGAACAATTTAAGGGTATCAACAAAATTGGTGTAGTTAGTCTTGACATAACCGATGTCGTCAGAAACCCACTAATCAAAGACATAGAGAAAGTTTTCGATAAGGTTGAGGAGAAGAGAAAAAAGGAAACCAAGGACCATGTACACCCAGTTCGGGAGAAGAATGGAACGCCATTGAAGTATAGATGGTTAAGGTTAAAGAGTAGTATTAAGAAATTCTTTCGTTAATATTTATTTTTCAATAATATTTCTTATCATTATTTGTAAATCAGTAAAGTTTTATGATAGTAGGTATTACACTTGATGAAGTTATAAGAGATTTCTCTGGTAAGTTTAAGGAAGTATATGAAAAGTTCACCGACAATATAATAGAGGATGACGAAATTGATCTAAGTGACTTGCCTAAATATTTCAGTGGAGATACTGAAAATACAATTGAGTTTTTATACGACGACCATCCATTAGAGATATTTGGGTATTCCAATGAGTTATTTAATAATAGTGGATTGGTACTGAAGTCAATAATGGAGGACAACCCCGACGATGAGTTTGTGATAATATCAAAAGAGCATGGGAGAAGTATCCCATCGACATTATTTTTTCTAAGTAAAGTAATCTCTGAAGTACCAAATATTAAGTTCGTTTCCACATTTGAGGAGTATTGGGTTTATGTCGATACTTTGGTGTGTGCGGATCCAAGAATTATGGAACACAAACCAAAAGACAAGAAATTAATAAAAATAAATAAAAACTATAATGAAAAGTACGATGGTGATAGAGTTATGGTTTCTCTGAAGGAGTACAACAAAAAAGAGACTTTACAAATTGAAACAAGTTAATATATTATGAGCTACGAAAAAGAATATTTAGAGATTGCTGGTGGTTATTACACTATAGATTTAATAGAACTATCATCCTTTGTTGGTCTTACTGTGAAAGCAGATAAAGAAGGAGACAAAGAAATAGAATATGAAAAACAAATAGATGTGAGTAAATATGAAATGACAAAACTTATGTTAGAAATAATATTCTCCAATGGGGAAGAGCTGGACAACAAAATGGGTATCGCTGGTTTGGAGAGTTTACCAACATCATATAAAATAGCATTTAATACATTATTATATCATAACATTTTAAAAGAAGTTTAAGGAAATGGAAGAAAAAGAACAAAAAATAAAAGAAAACGTAGATAAGATAGAGAATAACGACTTTGGTATTTATTTCTTTACTATGGATACGAAAGGGAATGCAACAGCATCTGTTGCGTACATATATGAGTTGGCAAAGACTTTAGCCGATAACGGATATAATACTCGTATTCTACATGAGAAAAGTGAATACACCTCAGTGGAGGGGTGGTTAGGTGAGGAATACGCTCAACTATCACACGTATCTGTAGAGGCTGGAGAATTAAAAGTTGGACCTGCTGACTTCATCGTCATACCTGAGTTATTTGGTCACGTAGCTGAACAGATAACCAATTTGGGATGTAAGAAGTTGATGTTATGTCAGGCTTATGATTATATGTTTGAGTTTTTAGAACCTGGTAAACGTTGGTCAGATTTCGGAGTCACCGATTGTATTGCCATAAGTGAACAAATCGCAGAGGTGGTGAAACAGAACTTTAAAACTATAAACGTAGAGATAGTACCAGTTGCTATCCCTGATTTCTTCACTAAATCCGAAGAACCAAAGAAACCAATAGTTGCCGTTCACACAAGAGAACAAAGAGACGCAGCAAAAACAATAAAATCATTTTACTTACAGTTCCCCCAATATAAATGGATCACTTTCAGAGATATGAGAGGATTAGGGAGGAAAGAGTTTGCTAAAACACTTAAAGAGGCATGTTGTTCAATATGGATTGATGACATTTCTGGTTTTGGTACGTTCCCTGTGGAGTCAATGAAGTGTGGTACTCCCGTCATTGGTAAAGTACCTAATATGATACCTGAGTGGTTGACTGAAGATAATGGTATTTGGACATATGAGGGACATAGATTACCTGAGTTTGCGGCTACATATTTAGAGTCATGGTTGGAGGATGCTATTCCTTCTGAGTTATTAGATGCGATGAAACCAATTGAAGATAAATACAAAAAAGAAGACCAAGATAAAAGAGTGATAGAAGTGTTTAAGGGGTACATTGCAAAAAGAAAGCAAGACTTAGAAAAACATTTAGAAAGTGCTAATAACGAAGTGGGATAAAAATATAATAATGGCAAAAACAGATTTAACAGTAATAATACCAGTTCACACAGTAGCTGGTGACACCATAAAATGGTTAACAAAGGCAATAGAGAGTGTAAAACAACAAAAGGTTAAACCTGATGTGTTGTTAATCATCACTGCCGACGATAAAGAAGTAACTAGTGAAGTTAAAAAAGTTAAGTTAGGTTCATTAGATAAGATTACTAAAGTAACAACTAACGATACAGGAAATACAGACTTTTGTTCACAAGTGAACTTCGGGGTGAGTAAAGTTAAGACACAATACTTTTCAGTGTTGGAGTTGGACGATGAATACTCTAACATTTGGGTAGACAACTTCGTAAAGTACAAAACACATTATGAAGATGTAAGTTTATTTCTACCCATCGTTGTTGACACTGACGTTTCTGGTAAGTTCATTAGTACAACCAATGAGGCGGTATGGGCGTTACAGTTTTCTGATGAGATGGGAATTTTAGATAATAACTCATTATTAGAATACCCCAACTTTTCATTCACTGGTGGTGTTATGAAGAAATCTGACTACGAAGAGATTGGAGGGTTCAAAT